ACAAGGGAATGGCAAGTCGGCTACTGCGTTCATTACTTCTTCGTATGTTGGTTCTTTCATAATTTATAGTAAGTTGTCCCACCACTTCTTATTGATGGGTATCTGTAGTTTACAGTCAGCTCCTAGCTTGTCAATGATTTCTTGAACAGTTAGGTACTGGACTCCGTTCTTGACTCCTTTCGGTCGTCCTCTTGTCTTTGTTTCACTCATAGCATTTATCTGTTATTGTTCCATCGAACTCAATGAATCCCTCTCCAATGAGGTCATTAGCCAATCGTTGATAGTGACCTTGCAGTTGCCATACTAAGCCACTCTTGATTAATTCTGAAAAGAGCAGTACAGTTTGGATTGTGTCCAACTTACCGTCCTCGTAGTCAAACAATACTTGCATATTGCTTAGCGACATTGCGTTAGCAATCTCTTCATCTGGTTTGTAATCTTTTATCATAGTTCGCATTCAAAGTTGCATTCTCCGTTCTCGATTAGGCACTTTTCAATCTGCTTTCCAAGATGCCAATCGTACCAATTTAACTCATCTGAGTCCTTTATTCCCTCCTCTGTTAGATGTCTTGGACTGTACGAATCCACTTTATCGAAGAACTCTTTTGTCTTCTTGAAGTTTGGACTGTCCTCTATCCTCTTTAGCTCAGCTTGTACTTTCGGTAAATCACTTTTACTGAAGTAGTACTCGATGAATTGAGGGTCATTGTGCTCCACCCCAAATCGTGATGGTGCATCGCTTGGTTGTATTCCGACACCGAACTTTCCCTCGATGTCTCCGTTGTAGTATCTTCCCATAATTTTATTCTCCTAGTTCTGATTCTATGTTTGCTATTATCTCGTCCCTTTGGTTCTGAGATAATAAGTTAAATTGCTTCTCGGCTTCTTCTCCTCCGTAGCTCTCATACCATCCGTTATCTCCGTAGTATTCGAGGCTGACTATCTCGTGCTCGATGTCCTCAATCTCTGAGTAATGCTCGTAATCGTAGCCATCTCCACACGGATGTCTCTCGCTTGTTTCTTTTACCCAATAAGTGCTGACCACCTCTACTTCGATGGTAGCTTCTTCGAGTTCTAGACTGTAGTAATTTGTTTCTTGCATTTTATTCGTCCGTTAAATCGTATTCATAAATTCCCATTGTCATCAAAGCATCAGATGCTATTCTCCATTCACCTCTCCAATACTCTGATGCTGATATTGAGCCAATTTTGTCAGCTTTTCGGTAATTATCCCAAGCCTCTCGGCTTCTCTCAACAAGTATAGCGATTCTTTTTTTCGCTAGGCTTGGACTAATTGTTTTATAGTATTTGTATTTCATATTGTTTCCTTTGTTCAGTTAAAAATTTTGCACCTTTCTTAGCCTCTCACCTCTCCTCGACACCACCATCGAGTGCAATGCGAGGTTATGACCTAGGGTATCCGTAGATATGCCTCCCTAGGCGAAGCTAAGTGGTGCTATGTGGTAAATTCTATCTTCCCCATATTGATTTAATTGTTAGCCATACTATGGCTTGAAACTCGTAGCCTTTAAGCTTGTACTTCTTGGCTAGTTGTGCAGTCAATGCTTCCAATCGTCTGTATTGGACTCCAGTGATTTGTGTTTGCGTATCTGTTACACCATCCTTGGCTTTCGTTAGACACGCTCTCACTTGCCATTTATCGATGGTTATATGGTCAGCTGACAGTAGCCCTACATTCATAGCAAAACTATGTATCTTGGGCGATTTAGATGTTATCATTTCGCCTTTCTCTAGTACATCCCAAGCCGAGCTTTTATTTCGATTGTATGTACAGACTTTCACTAGTTTCATAAATTCTTCTTTTGTGAATTTACCACTCGCAAAAGCTCCGACTGTAGCTTCTGTATCTACTTTGTTTCTCTCCCATCTGTTATTGATGGATAGGTAAGCATTTGCTCCACTTATTCTAAATGGACAAACACCGTATTTTTGAGACAAGTCCATCACAAAATTTTGTGCTTCCTTGTACCATACTTTCCCTTGTTTGCGTAGTACTCTATCGCTCGCAAGATAGTAGCTTTCGACATTGTTTTTGATTTGTCGATCGCTCGTTTCTATTACTCTTTTCATTTTTTCTTTCGTTATTGATCCATTGTTTCAATTGTTTGATTTGAGCCAACTGAGAATGGTACTTTGTCTCCGTACGGTTCACCGTCATAATCGTCTGGTAATTCCACTACTTCAATGTTTATTACTTTTCCGTTGGCGTCATAGCTTTTTAATAGTGCTAACATATTTTTTCCTTTGGTTTAAATTGCTTTCATTATTCGGTTTTGTTGCAACTTTGCGTTCATCCAATCGTTTGAAGGGATCGTTATTGTTACACCAAACTCGTCTTTCATTTTTCGCAAAGGTTTTTCAACCTTGATTTGTTTTACGACCTTGGCTTTTATTGCTTTGGCTTTTTGTAAGCGTTTTGTCTTTCGTACAAAGCTTGTATCTTGCCACGCAAAAGAACCTTTTGTTCGTTTTGTGGTTTGCACATTTGGTTTATACATAATCAGTTTTTTGATTGATTGAAGCCTATTCGAAAATAAGCTTTAAACAATCAAAGCAAGCAAAGCATTTGCAATGCTTGCAATGATTGAAAAAATTGAGTTATAAAGTGTCAGTTTATTTCTCTCTTTAGATGGTAGCTTTTAACTTCTATTGAAGCCACCTAAACGAGTTTGTAAGACTCGATCGCTTGTAGTCTTTTGAATGTGCATTCATTCAGTCATTGAGACAAGCTAGCCAATAACTCAAGCATATTAGAGTTGCTCTCGCAAATTAGCTTATTGCGTGATAAAGTTCCCACTCAACTTTCAAAAGACCCTCGACTTAAAATTGCTGTATCAGTTTAGTGACGGTTGGTACAATTTGCGATTAACAAAACAGAATCAAATTTTTATTAATTTAACAAGCAAAAAAATTCAAAAATAATAAAAAAAATTCAATAAATTGCATAAACCATTGAAAACAAACACTTTACGAAACTGAAAAAAATTCAGAAAAATGCTTAAAAAATAGCTCATTTTGTCGCTTATAGTAAACATAAGAATAACTTATCAATAATTACTAATTAAAAAACCGTTAGAAAATAAGCTAATATAAACAAAAGTAATAAATAGAATAAGTGATATTAATTAACTAATAATAAGAATAAAAAATGCTAATCAATAAGAAAGAATAATAGAAAAGATAAGTAAAACTAATTCCAATAAGCTCTCCTAATATATTACATAAGAGAAGAAAAAAAACTAATATCACACATAAACAAAACTTATTGAATTAAAAACGCTAATATTTTAAATAAGTAACGCTAATTGATTGACAAATGAGAATGATTCTCAAATAATGTACCATAAATAAAACTTATGTTTTGTATTAGTAACACTTATTTGAACGGATGTACCACAAAACGGGGGGAGGCAGTTAGCCACACGCCCACATACATATATATATATACATATATAGGGGTTTAAAAAAATATATGACTCAAGGGGCAGAAGAAGCAGAACTAAAGGCAAGTATCCAAGCGGCGATACGGGAAGTCGCTGATGACAAAGAGCTGAAGAAGATCAAGAGCTTATCTCGGCACAATCCTATGAAGGTAGCTGAGATACTGTACTTGTACTCCATTGGCAAAAGCCAGACGCAGATCGTCAAGAAGTACAACGTCCAGCGATCTACGGTCATTCAAGTGCTGGTGGATTACGCCGACCATCTTGGGCAACTAAGGGATCTAGCTGGAAAGATCAGTGCAAAGAACTATATGCAGCTGAGTTCATTAGAGGAGGATTTAGTCGAGAAGGTCCGGGACCGTATGGAGAACGATCCAGAGATGGAGGTCACATTCCGGGATCTCAAGGAGCTGAGCATAGCTAAGGCTAACGCATTTCGGGAGACTATGACCACTAGGGGCGAAGCCACTAGCATTACGGAGGAGAGGAAGGTCATTACCCAAGAGGACTACGAAGATACCCTAGCAGCGGCAAGGAAGCGTTTGGAGCAAATGAAGCAAGTTGACAGCCCAGAGATAATAGAAACTGATGATAACTGAAGACCACGATGAATTATTTGATCGTATTCGGGGTAATCTCGGCGAGCACTTTAGTAACTATATGTTTATAGTAATGGACGAAGATGGGGACTTGTTCTATGACTACACGAATTTTAGAGTCGGCAAGATGCTGGTTGAAGAAACCAAGAACGATATGGAGGGCGAAGTTATCGACATCTGGTGGGATGAAGACGACGAAGACCCAGATGAAGTAGATGGAACTGACATTTAGAAAGCATCCCTTTCTTCAGCCACCTACGGACGAAGAGATTGTTCTCCTAGCGGAGAAGGACCCAAAGTTATTGGAAGAGCTGTACAACGCCCACGAGGGACGTATACGTGCATCCGAGGATGATCCAGTCCGTTACGGTTTTGACCTAGCCGGCTGGGAAAGAATGAGACTCAGTCTCAATAACCACAACGAGTGCTTAGTACTAGGTGGTAATAGATCGGGGAAGACTACTGGTTGTGCAAAGATGGTAATGCAAGCAGTTATGAACAACACAGATGGTCACATCGTTTGCTTTAGTCAAAACGCCGATACTTCAGTTAAAGTACAGCAAGCGGCGATGTGGGAGATGATGCCCAAAGAGTTCAAGCGAAAGACTAAGAGTACAGAGGGTTATATTAACTTCTCTATGCAGAATGGTTTCACCGGAAGTAGTTTTATTTTTCCAGATACTAGAACACGAGTTGATTTCAAGACTTATACGCAGTTCAGTAACAATCAGACCATCCTAGAAGGATTTGAGTTCGGGTTTAAGAACCCTACTGACATAAATATTGGTGCTTGGTTAGACGAGTACCTCGGCGATGCGGCTTTAGTAAATACACTACGATTCCGACTAGCTACCAGAGATTCTAAGCTAGTGATAGGGTTCACTCCAATCGATGGGTACACACCTTTTATTTCTGAGTACTTGAAAGGAGCTGAAACAACAGCAACAAGACCAGCTGAGTTACTTAATGGTAAGGAGCTACCAGTTGAGCAGTACAGCCCAGACAGAGACGCTGGCGTAATCTATTTACATTCTGACGAGAACCCATTCGGCGGATACGAGCGTATTGCCAAGGATCTTAGAGGTAGACCAGAGGACGAGATAATGGTACGTGCTTATGGGATGCCGGTGAAGTCAATGACGAGTTTATTACCATTATTCAACACAGAAGTAAATGTATTATCCGAAGTACCCAATCGAAGAGGAAGAACCTTCCCAGACATATCTGATAAGTCCAACTATACTTGTTATCAAGTGGTCGACCCAGCCGGAGCAAGGAACTATGTTGCAATATGGGCTGGAGTGGATCGAGACGGTACAGTCTTTATTCGTAAAGAGTTTCCCGACCGTGATACATTTGGCGAATGGGCAATTTTCGGCGATCCAAAGTGGAGATACGGACCAGCAGCCAAAAAGGTGGGATACAACGTAGAGGGCTACGTGGAGTTATTTACTGAAATAGAAGAGGAGCTAGGAATAACAGTTACTGAAAGAATTGGGGACTCTAGGTACTTCGCTAGAGAGAACGAGAACAATGATGACTTGTTCACAGCCTTCTATGATTACGGAATGAACTTCATTCCTAGTGATGGTAGAACGGAAGACTTAGGAATCACTGCATTGGACGAGTGGTTCAGTTACAACCCAAATGTAGAGATCGATGAAGCCAACCAACCAATGTGTTACATTCATAAAGACTGCGGTAACTTAATAGATTCCTTAATTAATTACAATTCAAACGGAAAAGCGGACGAACCCCTAAAAGACTTTTTTGATGTAATCCGATACTTACGTATGGCTAACGCTGGCGAAGGACCGGATCATATTGATTCCAGAGATTATCAAACAATTACACATACGAAAGGTGGTTATTAATGGCTAAAAAGAAACTAAAAGACATAGCAGAAGAATACGGGAT